GGGCCTTTGGGCCTTCTGTAATCGCAAATCCCTGCGATCAGCTATCAATCTAGCTCTGGGGTATCGGACGTATGTCCTGGTATCCATTGAGAATTTGGTAGTCCTCAATTGGTTGGAATCCTGAAACTATGTTATCTTGCGGTAACTATAGCTTTACTTTAATATTTGTGTCCTACGGCTCGTGGTGGAAGTCCACGGTGGTTACCATGCCACTTTCTTCAAAGGAAGGTAAGTCCTAATTAGGGGACACAACATATTAGTATCGACTGGACGTTATTAGCGGCCATCGTTTTAGGTATTGAGACTTCACTCGGTAGCCTCTATCCTCATCTATAGCCCAATGGGTAAACCATTGAAACTAGGAGGGGAAATGCTATATGAGTTGGAGAACTCGATGCAATTAACAATTGTACTTCGTTCCGAAGTACCTGCGGCCCCTTTCGAGGGAAACCGAAGTTTAATTGCCTAAGTAAGACACGTTATAAAGGGTCTGCGTCTCTAGTAAATCCCTAGACCGAGAGTTTAACTCTGAGGAACAGGACCTAGAGCCGGCGGCGATCACGCGAAGTGAACACTCAAAACCGGGTTCAAGCACAAACCTTATAACCATTGCCGAAACCTACGAAGAGTAGGTAGAGGTGACGGGGGAAACTCCGTAGGCCGGGGCGCAACGACTATGTCCTAACTGCAGATGCATACTAGGGTCATTTGCACATGGCGTAGCCCACCCTCTCCCTTATCGAACACTCTATGAAAACTTTATTCAGAAATAAAACTGATGCTTTATTATCCAAATTCCGTGTTTCAGGTGGACGATACCTTACAAGAAAGCACATTAATGGTACTCTCGCTGTAAAAAGCGGGAGCCTTATAGTAGGAACATTCGTTAGAATGCTTCCCATTATAGGGCTGGGCACAACTCAATTTCGATCGATTATAATTTTTAACTTCATTCGTTCTTGTCTCGCCATATATTCATCCCAAGGGGTGAAAGGATTGGTTCTTTGGCTAAAAGCCTTGACCGTGATCACACAGCAGGCACTAGCGGGTCATAATCTTAACGATATGACCTTGGTGTCCGGTTGTCGTGTTACACGAACGAAGTCAGGACTTGCACGAGTAATAAATCGCCTTGATCGGTCCCTTATTCGTAAAGGGGATCCGAAACTTATGCGTTTCTACTTAACTCTGTTTAATTTATACCGGGTACTTGAGTTCCCGGGTAAACTTAAACTGCATACCATTGTAAATGGATTTGCAGGGAACCGTAGTCGGTTAGATCTCTATTTGAGAATCTTCCGCTACATCCCAGATTTTGTACAGACCATTCGTTCGATCGCGGGGGATGAACTTATTAGTGGAGCAAAACTCCGACTAGTAATAATTCCCAAATCCGCACCAGGAACTGGTAATGATTTAACCTCCGTTTCTCCTTTGGTTTTATTTATGTCCGCTCGAAACTTAGTAGAGCAGGGCCTAGACAGAAGTATTTTATACTTCGCTACGCTCTATGAGAAAGGATCTCTTGTTCGATATCCTGGCCTTCGGGCCATATTCTCAGACTTAGCATACTGCGCTTTAAACATGCCTGGAATCCCGTCAACTACCTACTCTGTAGGTAAGTTAGGGTTCAAGGATGAAGCAGCCGGGAAAGTACGAGTTTTCGCTATGGTAGATGCTTGGACTAATTGGGTTTTAAGACCACTGCACGAGGAGATCTTTAGAATACTAAAGTTCTTACCGACAGATGGTACTTTTAACCAACTTGGTCCTATACAGCAATATACAAAGTGGAAATCCGCTTTCTCGTTAGATCTCTCAGCGGCCACCGACAGACTGCCAATTGCCCTACAAATAGGGCTGTTAGCAGCGATGTACGGACTAGAGTTTGCCATTCATTGGTCAAAACTCCTGACCGACAGGGTCTATTTTGCCTATTCGAAAAAGTACCTCCCTGAGGGGGCCAAACTCCGATATGGAGTTGGTCAACCTATGGGGGCCTTATCGTCATGGGCGATGCTTGCTCTCACACATCACTTTATTGTGCAATGTGCGGCTTGGGAAGCCGGCCTGGTTCCAGTTGGAACTCTCTACGAACGTTATGCCCTTTTAGGGGATGACCTCGTAGTAGGTGATAGCGAAGCGAAGAAACATTATCTTCGGATTCTTGACGCCCTGGGGGTAGAGTGTGGACTTCATAAGTCTGTACTTTCTCCTCGGGGAATCGGTCTCGAATTTGCTAAACGGACCCTTATTAACGGGGAGGACGTTAGTCCTATTCCTATTGAGGAATTCCTGGCAGCAAATCAAACACTACCGTCAGCATTAGCTCTGGCAATGCGATATTCTCTGGATTTCCCCTCACTTATCAAAGTGTTGGGTTACGGATACAAAGTACTTGGTTCTTTGAACAAGCACATTGGATCTCAAAATGCCAGAGTAAGAGCGCTACACCTGGGGTTCTTTATACCTCCAGTGGATGACCCGGTTCTAATTGAAAAATACTTAGAAAAGGGTAATCCCGCGCACTCTTCACTCGCACAATTGTCGCCTGACATTGCGAAGTCTTTCGCAACTGCTATCCTTAAATGGGTAACAGAGTCGGCAAGCCAACTAAATAAAATAGTAGTTACCGATCTCATTAAGAGTCTGGTAGATGACGCCGTTCTGAAGATTTGGAACAGAAACGTTAGAGCTTATCTTATGTTAAAAGATAAAGCGCTCCTTGAAGTGATGGAACAAATGCCATCTTCAGGGGATACTAACCGAGTAGGAACCGGTCCTCTTGACGACCCCAAAACCTTCGAACTACAAAGAGAATTCCTCTCATCGGGGAATAGCTCTGGAACTGTTAATACACTAAGAGATTTAATCCTGACTGTAGAGTTAGGATTAACGCGGTTAGTAACTAACATGATTCCGCCTGTAATTAGACAATCTCGTGATGACCTTATTAAGATTAACAGTGACTTGTCGCCGGTTCGTTCTGCACGAACTGCGCCTCGAGTCTACATGTGGTCTCTTAAGGTTCTCGCTAAGATGGGAGCCGTAATTGGCGTCCCGAGTCTTTTCCGGGTAGATCAGGAAGTGAAACCCCATCTACAAGTGAAACAAATAAAACTGTGGAAATTATGGTCAGAGGCTTTAATGAAAGCACTGAAATAATAATCACGATCTTAAGTGTGTCCATTCTATATGGCCGTACTACACCCTGGTGCTCCCTAGGTTAATTCCTAAAAGAGACAGCTGACGTGCTTGACGGAAACATATAGACTAAAACATGTATGGGTATCTGAATCCTCACCTGGTATAAAAGGTCTTAACGGACCGGGG